GATTAGCAAATACCACACTCAAATCGCGAGTAGTTGTACCAGTTACTGCAATGCTTCCATTTGTACTGGTAATTGATTGTACGGCAGTGTCAGCTTTGACACCCTGTGCGGCAGTTGCATATGCAGATGAATCGGTTGCAGCCGCTGTACCTAATGTTGGTTTACCAGTTAAATCATTATATACACCCGAAGTTGCTACTGGAGCTAATGTTGGTCTACCAGTTACATTCGTATAAGTGATATTAGTTAATGCTGAGCCATCACCAGTATGTGTACCATTAATAGTTGTACCGTTTACTGCCACAGCAGTTATAGTACCAGCATTGATAAGTGTACCAGTTAATGCACCTGTAGATTTATTATATGTAACCGAAGCTGCACCGCCAAATGTACCATCGTCATTAAATTGAAGTTGTGTAGTTGTACCACCTGGTAAAGTAGTTCCGCCACCTCCGCCGCCTGTGATTTGATTAATTACTACACCGGTTGTAATCGAAGCTGATATATTATTATCTGATACAAGACTTGCTGAAATTTGCGAACTTGGAGTTAGTGTTGAGTTGATTACGTCAACTGCTTTAAGTGTTGTCATTGTCGTTCCTTATACTACGATACCGTCAGTAATTAACGAAATCGCCATGCGTTGTTTTTTAATTTGCTGAGGAGTTACACCATCTGGACTTGGAATTGTAATCGAAAAATAGCCGGTTAACATTAGCACTTGGTCGTCATCAAGTTCCGGAATAGGTTCAATAACGCCAATTTGTGATGCTGTTAAACTTAATCTAACTTGACCAAGAGCAAGCGAATGACCAGGTACAGTTGTTAGCACTGATCCAGTTACAATTGGAGCATCAACTTCTGCCATTGCAGTAATATCAAGTCCATTTCGTCCGTCGACTACTGTAACGATACGCGGTGCAAATTTAAATTCTAATGATGCAGTTGTTAAATTGAGAGGACTTTCAATTGTACGACCATTATAGCCATAACCAATTGCAAGATCTACTGTGAGGTCTTGTCCACTAACTGCTGTGATTGTGAGATATTGAGTTGTGCCAGTGATTAAAATTTTGCCGTTTGCACTAACGACACTTGTATCACCCGTTACTGTGATTACTAAACCATTAACTGATTGTATTTTTAAACCATTTGGATAGCTAAAAGTAGTATCCCAAAATTGATTTTCGCCATATGTCATCTCATCGATAATGACGTTCTTATCTACTCCGCCCAGCTGAACTAGACTGGAGGTTGTCCATCTTGCCATTTTGCATTTCCTTTAACAAAAGTGGGCTTCGAACCGTCGAAGCCCTACAATTATTTACCTAAAAAGAATGGCGATTTTGACTTATAGTGCGGGCATAACTGGCCAAACAATAGCAAATGGGTCTGGCTGACTCATAACATCACGCAAAGCTTGACGATAAGCTGCCCATGCTTCGGGTATCTTTCCAGTTTGATCTAGATATCGAGTACTTACCCAATCAGTTTCTTGTAATAAGCGATCGCGTTCACGTCTAACGACAATCCATTCAGCTTTGGCTTTTTGTTCAGGTGTTCTGTCATCAATTGCACCTGGCACAATTAATCGAGTTTCGATATCAACATGTATATCCATATTACTACCTAAGTATGGGATAAAATCTTCATCATCTCCTATACTTACTTGTAATGTTTCAATTGGTGCATTCATTGTACGAAGCACTTTACCTGTTGTTGCTTTAAAAATAATATATTTCATTATACCGCTCTTCTCTTAATTGATGCTGTTTTAACTGGACTAGCTGCCATTGTAACTGTATTTTGTGTATCTAAAGTATTAGCTCCAGTCTTACTTACCATTGCTACTGAAAAACTTGGTGTATCCTTTTTAGGAATAGTCAACTCAGTAACTACAGAAGCATTGCCTACTGCCAACTCGCCCGAGGTAGCAGTTGCCACATAAGTCCAGCTTGCAACAGTTGGGTTTACTTCATATAGAATTTGCCAATCATCTAGTCCTGCATATGTATTTGGTAATGCTGTATTACGATACATATTTCCACCAGCAGCTCCAATCATAATAGTTTTGGTTGTGTTGTCGCACATTAAAAATTGCCAAGAATGGTTTGTTGAACTAGGTCTAACTGTCCAGCTTATACCACCATTTTTACTTTGATATAAGTAATCGGCACAAGCATACATAGTTAATCCATCATCACTTACCCATACAGCAGAGCTCCATAATCTAGTACCAGCCGCCGCTCTATATGTCCAAGTTACACCAAAATCACTTGATGTATATAATTGACTACCACTTTCGCCTAAACTTTGAACTGCGATTAAATGTTTAGCATCACTGCTAATGGCGTACTGATCATAAAAGTTATTTGGAGCATTTACTAAGTTAGTCCAATTTAATCCACCATCAATTGATTTTTGTAATCGATCTTGTGCATCGCTTGTTGCATACAAAATAGTACCAGTTGAATTACATCTTATTTTACCCCATGGAGTACCAAACGGTGTTCTGCGTGTCCATGTTAAGCCACTATCTGATGATGTAAATACACCACCGTAATTGTCACTACCAGTAATAAAAACTTTAGTACCGTCATCTGAACATGCTATCGAACCTAGGGCATATGAATCAGCAACAGCATGTTGCGTCCATGTAACTCCGCCATCTAAACTACGTCTATAATGCTTATCAGTTTCCGGAATTGGGTTATATGTAATTGCAAATATCTTTTGACCATCTGCACTCATTGCAATTGGACCCCATTGTTTCAAACCAGCTCCAGTTAATACTTCCCAAGTGGCACCGTTATTAACTGATTTTTCTAAGTACCAAGTACCAAATGCAACATCTGTACTTCCGAACTTACCTGCTCTAAATGCAACTGCACCATTTTTACTAACTGTCGATGTAGTCCAGTACATACCTTGTTGCGTATCCCAGTTAGGAATCTTAGTCCAACTATCAACTTTGTATAATACAGCCAATCGAGTTGTTTCAGTACCAGTACCGCTTTGACGTGTAAATGCAGTTGTACCAGTCCAGTTAGTCAAATTTACATCATATGTGATTTCTTCAACTGCTGGAGCTTCAGCATTTAATGTTGGTAATGCAACTGAGTATAAGTTAATATATGAGTGAGTACCAGTACCACTTGCTGTAATAAAGTCGTGATTCCAAAATAATGATAATGCACCCGGTACTGTACCACTTGTGTTATCAGCAATACCGATTGGCTGCCATCTAAAGTTTAAAATCTCTGAACTGTATAAGCTTTTCTTAAGTGTACCAACTGCACGAGCTTTCATATAATATGTTAAGCCTTCTTGATTAGCCGGTAGCGTACTAATCATAATAGCAATAGTTTCACCCTTATCGTAAACAGGCGTTAACTTTGGCTGTTGTGTCATTAGTAATTTAAACTGCACAGTTTCGAGTGTTGCGGCACTAAGTCCACTGATACCTTCGTAATACCACACTTCAATTGCATTAGTAATACCACTTGATGATACAATACAATTTAAGTTGAAGTATGGTACAATAACTGCTTCATTACTTTCAGTAATGCTAATAAGTGTAGGTGGGTCGATAATATTTGGGTTACGCAATGCAGTATTATCTTCTGGCTGAAATGCATTCAAATCAAACTGTTCGTAAATATCATCATTGTATTCGAAACATGAGATTTGAACACCTAATGAGCCGTCATCACCCTTTTCTTCTCGTACTTCGTTAACACGGAATAGTTTACCCCATACAAAGCCATCAGCATTAGTCCAACCATATTGCTTATGATAGATACGCACAATGTCGCCAGCTTCAATTTGAATACCCGAGTGTTCAATCTTAACAGTAATAACTAAATCTTCACGACTTTGTGCCAACTTTCGTTTAGCAATAAACAAAGCTTGACCTGGGTTAGTTGCAAACGGTAATGAAATCTTCAACTCATTTTCTGGTTCATTAGCACTCAGCAATGCGGGATTAATTGAGATATACTCCATGCTGGTTGTCCATCTTATGTCTTTATTAACATATTGAACTTCGGCTTTGTTGAACGTAGAGTTTAAATCAATTGGCTGAATATCTAAACTGCCAACTGCATGCATTACTTTAAATTGACTTAAGTTACCCGAACCATAATCTTCATAATGTGTATCACATAATATAATTGGTAAATTGCCATAACCGAGTCCTGCTTGACTAATACTTTGATTAATCACAACACCCCATTTGGCAGTAGTTTCATTCCAACGTATCCAAGAATCGCAGCATTTGGCAATTAGTTGTAAGTTTTCCCAACAGGTTTTTGTAGTATCAACTGCACCATGTATTTCAAAACGCGGACCACTAACATTAGTAACAACACCTGCTTGATTAGTTTTAGTATAATTGATAGTCTTGGCTGAGTATGTATTAAGTTTAGCTAGACTGGCACTATCAACAAACTTAGTAGGTAAGCCGCACCCATATCGTGTATTAGTCAAATAATCGTATAATACATTACCTGGGGTTTTAATTGTATTACTTACATAAAAACTCAATTCTTGTAAGCCAGTTAATCCAATCTCTTGGTCATATTTGACTTTAACAATAGCAAATGCACACTTATACATTGCATAATCAGTGTTATTAGTCCATCTAATTGAGTCTGGGTCAATTGCTGTACTGTCTAAAATTGATGCGGCACTAGGTGCACCAAATTGACCAGATGTTGAACCGTTGTTATACAGCCACACTTGCATCTTGCCATCAAATTTATTATCTTCTTGTCCGCCATTATAATCATCTACTAACCGAGCGACAGTAGTGTAATCATTTTCACGAAACTCCATCCGTTTATCACCCCAATAAACAAGTGGTCGATTTTGATTATTTTTAGTTGGTGGACCTGGATGTAAAAAGCTAATTGAATTACCTGGTTCTGGTGCTTCACAAATGGCACATACATACCACATTGTTTGTTGATCACTAGAGATCTTAGCATCAACGATAATTGGTTTAACTAAACTGTTACCATATGCTACTGATAGTTTATTAGTAGTTGCCGGACTTAACTGTTGTTTACTACCTAATTGTTTAGCTACATCAATTGAACCAGATACATATGCAGTAGCATCACCATCTTTCTTTTGTTCGGCTGGAACTTCGTCGGGTGCAAATAATGTAGAAACTGCATAACTGACTGCATAACCAACTACTGCTTGAACTACATAACCACCGATTGTTGTGGCTGCGAATGCAGAGACTGCCGCTGCAACGGCCGTGAACACTGGCATGTTATATACCTCCCTTAATTTGTTTTTGTTTATTTTTAATCATATAAATCCTTATTGAAACCATGTAGTTTCAGCTTCTGTATAATCCCATCTGCCGTAGTCAAGTTTTAATTTTGCAGTGTGACTGATTGTAAAATGTACAACTCTACCTGAATCTTTCCACTCATTACCTACTTCTGTATATTTCTTAATTAGTCTACCACCAGACGTGCCACCACGCTGTTCTGGCTTAACATAAAATAAAATCTCAGTTAATACTAATCGACTGGGATCCCAGATGTTTGGGCAAGCTAATGCAATAATTGCACCACGCATGGTTTCATCTTTCTCATCAATTACTGCAACACCAGCACCACTAACTACCATGCTCATTATCTTATCGATATTATCTAATGGTACATTAGTATATTGCGGGAAATGCTCTTGATAGTAATTAACAAACAGTTCTTTTAATCGAGGAATATCCCATTTATTTGCTAATCTAATCATAATTTATTTGTATGTATCGGTTTCACGACCAAAGTCGAATGATTTGTTATGTAATGTTTCGATACGATTCATACTTTTATCAGTTGGTGCAAACTTTTGCCAACTGGCTTTATTAGTATATCTACCAGCACGTTTATTTTCTAAAATAGTTTTAAAGTTTGAACATGTAAGTACAACTGAATATGTGATACTCTTATCATCATTATTTTCAGTAATAGTAAAGTTGTTAATAACACCAGTAAATCGTAATGAAACAGAGTCAAGGTTATATGCATTAGTGTAAAAGCCACGATATATCTCAACTGTACTGCCCTTTAGTTTATAAGTTGGACTTAGTGCCAAATAGATATATTGTTGGTCAATACCAGCTAATTCGATATTAGTATCGTAACTGGTAGATTCAATACTACGTTGTTGAGTACTTACTTTTAAAAAGCCACCTGCCGCTAAGTATTTTGTACCAGCAATGTACTCATCTCTGTATGCACTGGAGAAAGTGTACGTTTCAGTACCACCTGCTGCTTTTTCAATTGTTAATTTAATAAATTCAGCATCAATAATTTTTGGTTGATTATTTACTGCTGGAATAGATGTTGTCATTTGTTATCTCCTTAATGTATTTATATGATATATTCCATACATTCAAATGGACCATCAAATTCAACTATTGCATTATTTAATACAGTGCCATTAGTAGATTTATATGCACCTGGCGTTAATGTATAAGTGGGCATTTTGATACATAATAATCTAAATTTAGCATCAGTTCCGACTTCAAGACCCACTAAACTAATATTATTTGATGGGTTAATTACGTTTGGTCTATGTGTATATACTGTAATATAATCACCGTAGCCAACAATTACATCGGCTGTAACAGTAAACGGGTATGGGTATCCGATAATATTAAAAATATCACCTTTCTTAAATACCACATCAGTTGGTTGTGTGCCAGTTAATAAAAACGCACTTAATGTTAATTCATTGCCAATAAACTGAAATACTCTAAGTTGACCTAATTGAGTAGGAGTTAATCCGCCTTGATATCTAAATAGCCATCTCATACTTGAAATAGCACCAAATGATACTACTTCACTTACTGAACGATCCATATTATCTAATGACTCGATTAATTCTCGTGAATTGTAATATGATCCATTTGGTACGGTAATCGTAAATCCCCATGGGTTATAAGTGGGGGTTTCCCCCACTCTGATAAGTTGACTGCGAGTAACTTGTATACCAATAGTTCTACGTCTATCAATTTTAATACTATTCGAAATGTTTATAACTGTTTGTAAGCTCATTTTAACCTCTTTCTCGTTTGGCTGCATTGTTTGCTGCCGCTACCATTGTTTTGTTGTCCATGAAGAACTTTGCTACCGAGTTGCCATCAATTGCAGAGATATTATAATTGTAAGTATTAACTACTTGCGGCTTATCTTCATTTAAATTTCTATTCGGAATAATTGTACCATTCTTACCGGGCATAAACAACTCTGGTCCACGCTCACCAACTAGATATGGTTGATTACCACTAACTGATCCACCACTGGCTCTTGTAAAGGCACTACCGCCTTTATCTCCACCTATTGCATCAGTATAGCCGCCAAGTGGACTAGTAAATGATCCAAGTAACCAAGAAGTAAATTTACTAGCTAATGCTTTTGATGCCATCTTAGCTAAATCACTAATAATACTATCTCTAAAGTCAGCAAACTTAAATTTACCCGTAGTTACAGCAGTATCAATACTAGAACTAATATTACCCCATAAATCATTATATGCTTGTGCACCTAATTGAGCTGGAGCCATTGCATCGTTCATGCGTCGCATTGCATCTTCCCAACCACCTGCAAAACTTTCTGTACGAGTTTTTTCTGCTTGGGTTAGTGAATCAACTAATGATTTTTGTTGTACTAATTGATTATTATAAGCAGTCATTATTACACTTTGTTCATCATTTGCTGCCACATATTGTTCAGAGTTATAACCATACTGATCGCCAATATCTTTTAAATACTGCAATTGTGTTTTAGCTGCGGTTGCTAATGTTTCGAGACTTTTTGTCTCGGCTTCTATTCTTGCTATTACGGGATTTTTATTTGGTATTTCGTCGGGCTTGAAACTATCAATTGTTTTAGTATTAGCAGCTATCGATTTTTCTAGTAAATCTTTATTAGTTTTTTCAGTAGCTATAAAATCTGCACGTGCATCACTTAATTTTGATTGTGCTGCTGCATTTGAGATAATTAAATCTCTTTGTACTTTTAAATTCCCGATAATATATTGATCAGTATCTGCGCCTTTTTGTTTTTCTTTTGTTATCTCTGCATCGACTTTAGCTAAATCAAGTCTCATTGTTTTTTCAATTTGTGCCTGTTCGATTATAGCATCAGTCTCTTCTTTATTCAGCCCAATACGCTGTATCCGGAGGGCTGCTAATTCGGTTTCTTTGAGATACAGAAACGACATAGCTTCTAATTCAGCATCACTAGCTTCCCGTGATAATTTTATTCTAGCGGCTTCGGCTGCAGCAGCATCGGCACCAGCACCACCTTTAGGAGGCTTAACACCGAATCGACTATCATCATATTTCGGGGGCGAGACTTCGAATGGTTTAATTCTACCTTGATAACCTTTTGATTGACCAAGTGGGTTTGATTTAATCGCATCAGCATTACCTGCCATAAGTGGGTCGCTTTTATTTTGCCAAATATTTTCACGCAAGTATTTTACAGCAGTTTCGCCCTTTTTCCATAAGTCTACCATTGCCATTAATGGGTTTACAGCCGCGGCTGCCTTTACAGCTAGATCAACAAGACTGCCTCCAAATGTATCGCTTTTTTCAGTTGCAAAATTAAATATTGAAGTTAATCGATTTACATATTCAGTAAGTGTACCAACTTTACCAGCAGCATCATCTGCTCCAGAACTGACAGTAGCCATACTAACTTTATTAACTGCCTGCATTAATTTATCAAATGCTGCACCAAGAGAATCAGTATTTGAAATTTGTTGATTCATTTTTGCATCATCTGTAAATTTAATATCTTCAAATTTCAAATTACGATTTGCTTTGCCTAATAATTCCTGTGCTGTACTTAATCGTGTAGTTTTATCTTCAGTCTTTCCCAAAGCTTCTAATACATCTACAAGTATATCACTAGTATCACGCATTTTACCATTAGTATCTTTAATTGGCACATTTAATGTTTTAAATGCTTCAGCAGCCTTTCCGCCGTTGTTTGCTGCATCTTCAATCGACATGGACAATTTATTAATTACATCGTAATTTTGTCCGGCAGCACCGCCAGCGTTAATAATGCTGTCGCCGAGTGAATATATCTCACTCGCTGATAATCCACTTGCCTCAGATAAATCTGTAATTGCACCCGCTGTTTCTACTGATTTGGTTCCTAATGACACAATACCTGCTATAGCTGCCGCTACACCGCCGGCTAATAAGCCAGTTGATAAACTTGCAAATGAGCTTTTTAACTCATCTATGTTTTGAGCAATTAAACTAGTCGGAGCATTTGCTTTAATACTAATTGTTTTATTATCTGTTGTATCGATTAAACTGCCTAATCGTTGAACACTATTAGTAGCTTCTTTTACTTGACTATCATTGGTTTTAACATTAATAAGATTATTATTGGCTGTACTAATACTAGTATTTAATTGTGATAACGAATGTGTTATTTGATCTAGTCCTGCAATACTAATAGTCGGTTTAACTATTTTTGTAGAAATATTATTAAGTGAGGTATTAATATCTTTAATATTATTTGAAAGTGTATCAAAACCAGATGAATTAATAGAAATTGCTAATTTCTTTTTTGTAGCTGAATCTAAATTAGTATTTAAAGTCGATACTGATTTATTTAAATTATCGACATCGCTTTTACCGCTAACGTCGATTTCTAATTTATATTTGTCTATTGTCGTTGTTGCCATGATTATCCTTATTTCAATGTTGAATTAATGTATTTTCGAATAGCATCAATAGTTGGATCGGTCATACCATTAGGTGCTTGCTTACTCCACCCGGTATTAAGTCTTAATGCATATTCATAATCTGCATTTATTGTTGATCCATTCAACAAAGTATTCGATTGAGCATTACCACTACGCTTGGGTGTGATCGATTTGAATACAGCATGGCCTTCTTTTGCTAAGTTCTTTTTATCCAATGTTTTTGATACTAGTGTTAATCTATCTGTAATCTTACTCATTTTTAGCTCCTTTAGCTTGAGCCATCATTTCTTTCATTTGTTCTAATGATGGTTCATAAGATGATTTGCCTGTTGCTTTATCTATTTGATATTTTTCCCATGTATTAATAACGTCAAACACCATTAGATCATAAGTAGTTGCTGTATCACGAATAACATGGGGTAAAATCCCCCATTCTTTTGCCATCGAACCAATTGAAACTAATCGAGCTGTTGTCCAATCGCCATTTGGATTTAATTGTTGATTACGCACTTGATCCATTTGTTGTAGCACAGCTCGTATAACATCCGGTATTATTGAAATAGGTAATCTATCATCCGGTCCTAATAATAATTGTCCACTTGATGTTCTTATAATTGTTGCAAGTAAAGCCATTAGTTCGTTAGTAATTCCATTAGATTGGTGTTGATACAATGCAAAATAAGTTTCGATATCTACTTCGCTGTTCATATAAAAATCAATAGGTTCGCCAAACTGTTCTAGTATTCGTTTGCTGTCTAATGTAATCTTAATTAATTTAATGGCTGACAATTGCATGATTAATCTTCTGTTATACCTGGTAATGATTCTTCTTTAATTTGTTCTTTAGCTTCGGCTTTTTTAACAGTATCAGAGACCATTTGATTACCTACAGCGGTAATTGCTCTACTCATTAAAATAACAGGTAAGGTTTCATTAGCAGATAGGATAGGTTTACTTTTCTTATCAACTAAAATTTTCTTCATTAAATTCGATAATTCGATTAAATTACCTTCGCTTTGATACTTAAAAAAATCAAAATATGATTGAATATCTAAATGATCCATCATATAAAAAGTCACAGCTTCGCCGTATTGTTTGATAATATCTTCATCATCAATTTTAATTTCGATTAACTGGGGTTTGAGTTTAAGACTTGATAATTCCATTTTATTTGTTTCCTTTTTCAATTAATTGATTGATCAATGCTAATCTAAATTTAGATTTTGAAGCAAGTTGATTTAAATTTCTTTGTGTTTCTTGTAATATCGCTTGTGCTTTAGCTTCATCTGCTAATAATGCACTTAGCATTTCATCATTTGATTTAAGCCACACATTGTGACTCTTATTATCATCCATAATTTGTTCCTAATAAAAGGGGGATTACTCCCCCATATGATTAACCGTTACGGGCTGTTGTCATTGCACCGTTTACTGCGATAGTAATTGGTGACATCCATACTGGAGCTTCTGGGCTTACAGTTGGAGCTAATGATGTAATAAAACCGTTACCAGTTGTTACTGCGTCAGTAGTCAATGCTGTTTTACCTGCCCAATATAGTTTGAATGTTACTTCAACTTTATTTTGACTCAATCCCATTACGCCTAAACGTGGAGCCGAATCAGCAGTAGCTAATGCATCACCGAAGAACGCAACATCGTCAACAACTACGTTGGTTTCAATGCTATTGTCGCCTGGAGTGGTTAACTTCTGTGCATCTGCATTACAGAATGCTGTATAACTATAAACACCGGTTGAGTTATTCAAAGTGATGTCTTGTAAGCATGGTACTGTCAATACGTTGGTAGTATCGCCTACTACATAAATTTCCAATACTGGTTGTGTACCAGTCTTGTTTACACTAATATGTGCCATTTTATTCTTTCCTTTATATTGTATCTAATCTTTCTAGTTCGAACGAATATGATCGATATTCTGCTCTATTCAAATAATTACGTGTTACACTGTATTTAACGTCGCTGTATTCACCCAATATTGTAGCATAGGGCAAATCAGTAATGACATCGGCTACTTGTGATAGCCGGTCATCGTCTTGAAAACTGACCACTACAATATCGAAATTGTCAACCGCTATAGTAACATTACCACATGCTTTAAAACCGCTAACCGGAGTACTAATACTAGCAATCATTGGATTCGAAACATATATGCCGTGTCTCACGTTCGTTTCATCTGTTGGGATCTCGTCGAATATTTCAACACCCAACTGTTTCGATTTTAAGTAATCGATTAACTGTGTTTTAGTAACTGCCGGTAACATCAGAAGTATCTCCGATCGCCGTTATAGAAACTAGCATTTGAGTCGATGTTTTGTTCTGCAATATCGATCTGTCCATCTAAATCAATATCATAGAAGTTATTGATCTGAAGTGCTCTAAGCCATTCATCGTGATATCGAGTGATCGAATAATCATGATTGACTTTGTCTACTTCATTCACATTACTAACATCTGTTACCAACGTTGAATAGAACAATTCGAGTGCTTTAAAAACATGTAGTCTCTTGAGTGTGATGTTGTCTAGAAGAAGGTGGACTGGGTCAAAGTTCGAAAACATTAACCCGTTCTTGTATTTGTACAAATCTAAACCTTTAGTTTGGCGTTGTACGTAAACAGGAAACCACCCATTCTCGAGGTCCTCAAGTATCAACTGTGAGGCCTCATTCATATAATCACTCCAGGAAACATTTAGACTCGCAGCACGACGTTCAGCCGCAGGATCATATTTGATTACATCATTTACGCCTGCATTTGAAACTTGTTGTACAAAGTCTGTCATGTTTCGTTACTCAATTAAGCTTGCTTAATATGGATTGCACCACCGCGACGTGGGTCACCTACACCAGCACCCATGTAAGCAGTACCAGTTAACCAGGCTTGTAAACCACCGTCTTTCTCACCAGTTTTGATGTTCATGCCTTCTTTAACTACGGTATACAAAGAACCAGAATCAAAGTAAGCACCAACAAAGTTGTTACCGCTTGAAGCTAAGAATGTAGTGAATACAACTTGAATACCATAAATGTTTTGAATCATACCAGTTGATAACAATTCGTTACCTAACATGGACAAATCAGCACCACCAGATTGTGATACAGCACCACCAGTTAATTCGCCTAACAAACGCTCATATGATGGCACAGCACCGTTTGCATTCAATACAACAACTGGTTTACCAGGTAAGCGTGATGCTTTCCATTTACCAGCTACCATACGAATCAAACCTAATACAGAAATTGCTGAATCAGCATCTGCTGTGTCTGTGGAGAACAACAAATCTAATTTACCTAATGCTGATGGACGAACAAATCCGTCTGCACTGGTTGCATAACTTGTATCACCACCAGTTTGCTTGTATGATGCAAAAGCAGCACAAACACGTTGATCAACTTTCTCATTGAAAGACTCACCAATTTCTTGACCTAAAGAAGCAGCCAATTGGAAAGAAGTTGTATAACCGTAGAAAATGTCGAATGCTGTCGCGGCTACTGTTGGAGTAGCTGTGATAGAAGATTGTAACAATGCTGGGTTTTGCTCAACAGCATCACCAGTAAAACCACCAGTACCAGCTGGGTTATAATCTTGCCATGTGATTGGAGCGAAACGTGGGATTTCGAAAACATTACCTTGAGTTGGAGTAACTACATTGGTAACATTAACTAAACCTTGAGATTCATGCACTGCCATGAGTGCGAAGTTTGCGATTGATTTTTCGAAGCCTAATGATTCACCATTGCTTCCACCTAATACGTATGCCATAATAAAAATTCCTTAATAAATTTGTACTATAGCACCTCGCTACAGTACGATACTGTCACATGTATTTAGCGTGACTAGTATTTGGTTGACTGTGCGTTGTCATCGAAATATGTTTGTGATTGTAACGGAATCACCGATAATATATTTATATCAATTAAAACCAATTCAGCGTATTATGTTAAAAGAAAAGCCCCTCAGCGGAGCTTCTCCTGGACACTAGTAGTGGCTATGCCTTACCTTTTTAGTGAACTCGATACAGATGTAGTTAATTTACCCTTCATTCCTGTGTTCTTTTTACCTAAACCATTTGCTTGTGCCCATAATGCAAAAGCAGCTGGATCTGAAGCATAATCTGGTACTGCATTCATATTAACTGTTGATCCACCACTACGCATACCTGGGCCCGAACCTGGTACTTGACTTTGTTTAAGTGTTTTTGGATACTGTTTACCAATTTCGGCTACTAAATCTTTAATACCTAGTGGCTGTCCATTGTCTAAATTATAACGCGGATTACCATTAGAATCGACGATACTCATACGATCGCCGTCCCATTTAATGTTAGCTTTTACCTTTGATACTACAAATTCTTGTAATTCAGGTTCAAACTGATCACCTAAGCTACCCATGATCTGGCTTTCTGTTTCGCGCTCACGCAGTTGTTGATCCTTACGTGCCATAGCTTCTTGCATTGCAGCCAATTGTGCTTGTACTGCAGCCATACCATTGTCTTTACTTGGTGCAGGTTGCACTTGTGGAGCAGGAGATTGGGCTTGTGGGCCTGCTGATAAGCTTTGATTAGCGCGTGCTGACCAAGCAATCATTTCCTCAATAGAATTAAATTGCTGTCCGGTTGCAGCTTGAACTGCGGATAAGATACCGCGAGTAGTTGATTTACGAATATCGCCTGGGTTAACTGCTGGTTGGGCTTCAGGCTGATCTGCTTGTTCTGGTACTGGGTTATTGATTTGATTATCCATGATTAATTTCCTTATAAATTATTTATCTATTTGCCATTCGAGCGACTTCACGCTGAACAGCTGATGCAGTACTTGAATAGGTTCGACCCACGGATTGTATGCTTGGGTTTGATATTGTCGAATTACTTATACCATCCCATCCTTCCTCGCGACCTTCACGTTCACGATTCGCTGCCATTTGAGCTTCAAGTTCGGCTTGGTGTTCAGCATCTTCCATACGCTCTTGATCAATTTCAGCAATGTCAGCTGGTTCGACTACAATCTCTGGAATATCAGCATAGCTAGTGTCCGATAATGATGGCTCTGGTTCTTCCATTGCTAACATGACTTTTAATTCAGCAGTGATCATTGCTTGTATCTCAGCATCATCTGGGGCCAATGTTTTAGCCTTTTCAAATAGCGCCAAGCGATATGTTGTGTCAAGATTGGAGTAGTTAGTGTTATATTTTACTTCACCTGCAAAGTTCAAGCCCATAAACTTAGCTGCATAAGTTAATACCATTTCCTCAGCTGTTTCTAAAAAGCGTGACTTGGTCTTAGCAATATTATGTATGGTTTTACGACTTTCGATAATTGATAAGCCACTTGCAATTTGATTTGAATTAACTGACAATCCGCTTAGTCCAGTCAAATCTGTTAAGTTCTTGAGAATTGCATCTTGTTGTGCTCGTATAATTGTAACATCAGTAACGTCGATACTAATACTTTCAATATCACCTGCGATACCGCGTACTACACCGCCTGCAAATGCTGGTACAGTTTTAATAGATGGTGCAACTCGAAGAATGCTCTTACTAAAATTGATTGAAGAGTAAGCTTCTGTTTCCAACTGATATATCTCACGCATCGCATCTACTGAGCTGTCAATATCACTAATACCAATGTCACTAATACGTGGGTCACGACGTGCAAATAACTGAACAGCAGGGATGCTCATACCAGGAGGTAGTTCACCAAAGTTCAGCAATTCTGGTTGCTTCTTTTCATTAGTCTTGCTAACTTCCCAACGTTCCCAGCGGGTTGGTGTACCAATTAAGTTATCACCCATTTTATAAATTACAAAGTAATAACAGTCATCAGTCTCTTGTTCGACTATTTTAATTTCGCTTAAGAAGTTCTTACCATTGTAGTTTTCAAACTCCCAATCCCAAACAGACATTGGACTAACAACATTAACATATGGGCGACTTTCTGGAGTTGGCTTATCAACCATTAACCACACATGTCCGAATATACTAGCCATTACACTCGCATTAGCCATAGTAGCTGTCATATCGTTATTTGCATAATCGGTATCCATCATAAACAGTTTGGCCCAATCTGGTGTGCCAACTAATGCACCGCTGTTATTGATAAACTGGATATTACGAGTTTGTCCTGTTTCAAATATAGTATCATTAATGCGATCTACCACATAACGTGCGATGGGCATTAAGCCAGTATTCTTAATTAAATCTTCGTATATCTTAACGTCTTCGGAGGGGCGTTTGACTCGTGTTGTTCGTTTAAAGGTGTCGTTCGCAAGATACGAATCCATATACGCTTGCATTGTTGCTCGCGTTGCCATATAGATTCCGTGTTGTTTCAGTAGTTCTTTTCTGTTCATGTTAGTTTTTCCATTTAGTTCCAGCCGCGATAACCTGTATCAGTATCGTCGTTTTCAAGTTCTTCCCATGTTGGTCCACCGGGGAACAACGGTGATGTGGGCATATGATCGATTCCCACATTTGGTAATTTGTTACCGCGATAGTGAGCTTTTGTGCTCATATCAACGTGTTGTAATTGAAATAAGTGATGTATTCCGTATCGTAAAGCATCGCCTAAACCGTCTATATGCATGAACTTTGCTTCACTATATTTCACTAATTTCTTTCGGGTACCATCCTCGTAGTGGTAGGATTGTAATGCTTCTTGTAATAACAAATCATTCTTGTCAACAGACAATCGCCCTTGACTAATAAAAGCATTGGCGGAGTTATCAGTATCCGTAATAAGTGGATTACCCTTAGTAGTATTTATTATACTAAAGCCGTATTTCTCTAATAGTGTGCGATCAGTAACTCCAAATGCACTTGTAGTATCTCGATTAACCTGAGTACCACTCATATCTATAATAGAGTTTATTCTGCGTTTAGGAAAGTCTGCTCGGATAGCTTGGGCAATACCTTCTGTGCTACAATCAGCAATTGCATAACTCTTTAATATCTCAATAGTACCTTTATCCGAATATGGGTTATTCACACGTGCAACAATAGCCGCCATGCGCTTCTTATTAAAGTCATGAAACGAATATAGTTCAGGCCTGTTATCATCGACAATATCTTTAGTGTATTTTATCGTATCCCAACTGTAATAAAACTGATCTTCAACTGAGTCAAAGCTTACTAAGTAATCACTTGCAAACTTCATTGGACTTAGTATCTTCTTTTGATTTTCGATAAACTCTAAGTTACCACTACGCATCTGCAGATAATTATAGTGACGAACAATCCAATGTTCTGGATCAGCTACTGCTTGCTGATACATTGTATATAATGGGCCAGCACCTTTAGGAGTTGATATAATAATCATACGGCCCGGACTATCTGTACTACCAACACGTGGTCTTAGTCGATTGGTTAACTCTTGTAACACTTCTTCACTAAACAAACTGGCCTCATCACACAAGATAATACCAGCATTCATACCTCGAATACGCTCTCTAATTTCAGCTGATTTACAGCGAATATGTGTCTTACCAATCTTAATAATAAAGTCTTGATTATTAATATCTTTAGGATTAACACCATATGTATTAATACACGTGTCTTTCAGTGTATTCCAAATATTAGTCTTAATCATGTCGGTACTGCCCGTGATAAACACAACATCTTTACCTTTGTGATATCTAGGGTTACTTGCAAAGAGCGGTAATGCAATGGCCGCAAGATGACTTTTACCTGCACCAGCATGTATGATATCCATACAGTTCTTATCAGTATTAAGCCAATCGTTTAATATTTCAGCTTGTTTACCGTATAAACTAAACTCAATCTTCTGCGTCATCTGGGAAGCCGGGATTCTTTCGGGTTACGAATACCAGTTGTGCACCTTGTAATGGATTACCGTCAGTGGTAATATCAATTTCACTTGTATCAGCTACTACCTTAGAGATAATCAGCGCATCATACTTAGCAATAATAGCTTTATCTTGATCTAATATGGCAGTCTGATAGTTAATAGCCAACTGTTTTTCAAATGGCACACCGATTGTTGCGTCAATCTCTCGTAATAAGTTAGCCGCAGTTAATTTATTACCGGAACCTTTCTTACGTCCGCTACCAGGACGAGCACCGCCAGTCAGACCTTTTCTACTTGTGCCTTTTTTCTTTGGCTTTTCAATCGATGATTCATTTTCAATCATTTTGTTTCCTTATATTCGACGTATACGCGTTTTAGCATTTTGGCTAATAGAAACTGTGACTTTAAATCACCTTCTTGAAAGGTTTTAATAGTCAAGTTTAACAAGTCATCAGCTGATAAATTGCGTATACTTGTGGGTGTATAAATTGCATATTCATCGAGATAGTCACCACCTAACATACCAGCTGATGAATAAGCCCATACTTCATTAAAGTATTGTTCAATATTCTTTGTTGTTAATAGCAATGGATCTTTGCGCTTAAGATTAATTAATCGGCGTGCTTCAACTGAGCAAGCTGTCCAACTAGTAATACCTTTGACTAGTATTTCTTTTTTCCAATCATGATCGTCACCTCTGTTTGACAGCAATTGTTTCATGTGCCAATTGGCGCTACCGTAACCATCATCGGGATGACAGTTCTTACCTCTTCGGGGTTCGATATAATAATGACCAGTTACTTGATTACGATGCTGAAACACATAAAACTCTTCGTTTCCTGTGTATTGCTGCCATTCTTCATCTTGTTGTTTCATCTCTTCGGGTGTATAATGGTCGCTCATAAATAGAATACCTCGTAATTTGTTGGGTCGTCTTCTGGATCTAGTCCATCAAATATTTGTTTAGTTTGTTTGCACTTGTATTTCTTAGTGCCAAAGGGTGTAATAACTCGTTGATTAGCTTCAGTCCATGATTGCTTAGCTCTGTTATACCGTTCAACTCCGATTATCTCACTAATCCATGTGGTTGCATCGCTTACTGAAAAGTTAACGTCCCATTTGCTTGTAGCAATGATATTCATACGATCAATAATCATATCTAATTCAATCGGAGTTAGAAATGGGCTTAACTCAGCAACTATCTTATCTAGTAACTGAGTTCTGGGTAACATTGGCCTATCAACTAGGCCTTTTAAATCATTGTGCATTTTCAATTTGTTTAATTTGTTTGTCGATTTTATCAAATAGCAAACGATACTTTTGTACTGTAATTGAGTACGCTTCACGTTTGGATTTCATTACCTTTAGTTTAAAATTCTTAAGCCAATTACTCATTTGAATCTGCCTCTGTTGTCATTGGTACTACTAGGGTTTCAAGAAACTTATAAATGATATTCAATGCTAATAAGTGATTTTCTGTTTCGCTTGTTTGTTCTGCGGGGACTAAGTTAGCTAACTTAGTAAACTCAGCAGCAATTTCTTCTTTAAGTTCCGGGACATTAACGTATAATTGATTTTCGATATGTATGTATTTCATTTGTTTTCCTTATATTATATTTATTAAATGCGAAAGAACAGCCACATAATGACTGTTCATATACGCTAATTATGGTCCGACGATAACTGGTGTTACAATCTCTGGACGTACGATAACTGGATCTTTACCAGCTGCGCTAATACCAGCACCGATTGTTTTGCTTAGTTGACTTGCACCATATGCCATGCCGCCGATATTAAGTGCTTGACTAGCAATATCTCCAGCAATTTCACCTGGTGTTTTAGCTACGCGGATTGCAGTCGGACGACCGCCTAATGTTTGTACCGGAACAGTACCATTTTGTACAATTGCACAAAATGCTCGCTCGATAGTATTAGTTGCTGTATCATAACATTTGTTATTAACATCCAATGCTTTCATTTGTGTGCTTTGATAACTGATGTTGCTTTCCGAATTAGCAGCAACTCCTGTTACATAACTTGACTCTCCCATTGTACTACACGCTGTCATTGAAACGGCAGCCAGTACTAATAAAATATATTTGAACATGATTGATTCCTTTATAAATTATTTAGCAGTCTTAGGTAATCTTGGGTTTTTATTATTGCAATTTTCTTTATGGGTTATATATCTGAGATTGCTTACATGGTTGTTAAGTCTATTACGATCAATGTGATCTACTTCATATCCAACTGGACATGGGCCGAAAAATGCTTCTGCAACTAATTTATGTACGGCAATAGTTCGCTGTTTTAAACCTCTGCGTTTGAAGTTAATTGCTCGATAACCTTGAAATATGCGTCCGTTAAGCTCTCGTGTTTCTCCAGTGCATCTCCAATCTAAACTACGTACTAATCCAGTTGAGCTTACTTCGTAGAGATCTGGATAGTTTTCAATTGATACAGTGCGCCATTCGATATTTGTTGTCATAATTAAGTCCTTTTTATGTTGACAAACTATTTACATAGTTCCACTGAAAAAGACCCTCAAATGGCTGAAAAACGATCAATTTTGAAATTAAAAAAACCCCCAACTGCGTGAGCAATTGAGGGGGAAAACATCTTAACTTATATACTACTGTAAGGGAATCTCTGGCAAGAACTGCTTACACTTTTATTTATCTCGATCAAGTTGAGTGGTGTTAATTATGATTTTCGATTCATCAATTGATCATGCACAATTTGTAAAAACATCAGTGCTGATCCCAAAGAACTAATAGTCTCTGGTTCAACTTTATCTTTGAAACATTCCTGAATTTCAATTCTCAAGTCCTTCATTGCGTCTTCGAGATTAATATAAATTTCATTTTGGGAAATCAATGATCTAATTTTCATATTCAGGTATTCCTAGTTCTTTGGCTATTTGATATTCAGCAATTGACAGCCATTTGATCAATTTGCTATTGCTTACTGCGTATAAGCCGGGTGTAATTTTTCCATTAGCAAATGTTTTGTTTTTAATATAAGTTTCTTCATTTGCTAATGTTATTGTTGGGGGAGTTGATTTGTTTTTATTCATACAAATATTTAGTTCTGTGAGAATATGTGTGAGATTTTGTAAGTGGTTGTGTGTGAGATGTATTCGATTGTTTGAGATTATATTTGAGATATATTTGAGGTGTTTGAGGATGTATTTGAATAATAATTATAAAAGAAAACAACTAACCGCATAATATACCCTAGTGTATTACAAGTCGTAACGGCCGTTACGGTCAACAATTGTTAATATTATTGTTCAAAAGTATTGCAAATGACGCAAAATCACGCTATAATTAGTATGTATTTGACAGCAATGCTAAATACATTGTGAGAGGTGCAATGCCGATCATAATTATGTCCTGTATAGTAAGCGTTGTATGGTAGCAACGCTTACACCTACTACCATTAGGATACCGGTACATAAAATAATAATAAATAAAGGACAAATTATGACTTATATACCAAATTTCAATGACCCACGTGTTCTCCAAAGAACCAAACATGCATATGGATTTTCATTAGCTGTATTAAGTGACACAGAAGCTCGCGGTTGGGCAAAAGTAGTGTTTGACAAGTATTTTGGACCACAATCTAATCAACTTTCAAAATATCTTCGTAGTATGTTATTAACCTGCGCTGATACCCATTATTCAAAAGACACAGGCAAAACAAAGACTTATACATTAAATCGTGTAGGTACTGACTATCTACGTGATATATTACAGAGAAACCCTGTTACAGCAGTTGCAAGTATCGAAGAATATACTCCTCCAATTAGAACAAAACAACAAGAAAAAGCTAACTATATATTCGACTCAGTTGTAGTTAATGAATGGTGCAGACGCGAGTTTGATAAAGAACTTACAGAATTAACATTTGAATACAAAGATAAATCAGATAGGCTATGGCACCCATTACAAAATGTAAAACGCGAACATAAAAAACAATTACTAAATGAGGCTGGATTAAAATATCATTATGACATCGAATCATGTGCGCCAACATTAATCTTACAACTTGCCCAGCACAACGGAATGGATTTGTGGTTGCATGCATTACAAAACTATCTATCTGATAAAACCGCATACAGAAATCATATTAGTTCTATCGCCGAAATAGATACTAAAACATCTAAGGTATTAATCAATGCATTGTTCTGCGGAGCTCGTTTAGGCACCAATGATCAGTTTGCATTAAGCCATTTACTTAATCACGATGCAGCTCGAATCCAAGTACTTAAACAAGATGAATTTATTCGTGATATAAAAGCAGATATTAAGAGTTGTTGGAATGCAATTACACCTACAATGTCACGTAGATCAGTAATAAGTAAAAAAACAGGTAAGATTCGTTTAAAAGCAATTAGTTCAAGAGAAAAATGGGCTGTGTATTTTCGATTAGAAAGATCAGTGCTCGATGTTGTACATCAATACTTAATAAGTACAGGTAATCGACATTTCTTAGAACATGATGGGTGGTCAACTGAAAGAGAGATCGATCAAGCCGAACTACTTAACTTTATTAGAGAACATACAGGTTTTAATATTAAATTGTCTGTGGATTGTGAAACTGATACAGAGATATTAGAGAATAAAAAGAAACAACTAATCCCTATAATATACCCTAGTGTATTACAAGTCGTAACGACCGTAACGCCTGCTACTACTCCATTACAATCAACTAATGCTGAACGTCAAAAACGTTACAGAGAGCGTCAGAAATTAAATAAACTAACTGCTAAAGGAAATTGAAATGAACAAAAGTACCAAACAAATACTACAAGAGCGGGCTAAAGCGGATGCGGAACTCAAACTAAAATCCGATCGATTAGAGCCTCAATTTAAAAAGCCACCTGCTTCTGTACTCGAAAAGATACATTACTTACGTGCACAGCGGGAAAATAAGTTTTAAATTAACCTATACGTGTCTTTGTATTTTGTGTTATAATATATTTTTAGTAACAACACACAGGGACACAATTATGTTTGTTAAAAATAACAAAAGCGCCACTTATGATAACGAAGGACATCTTCACAGCGTTGATGGCCCTGCAATTATCGATGATGAAGGTACACAATATTGGTATAATCATGGTACTCTTCATCGTGAAGATGGACCTGCAGAAATAGAAGCTAACGGCACAATGCGTTGGATTTATCAAGGTATGTTACATCGTGAAGATGGACCTGCAGAAATTTTTGACAATGGCACGAAACGTTGGTTTTACAGAAGTGATCTTCATCGCACAGATGGTCCTGCAGTTGAATACGCCAGTGGGAATTTTAACGAATATTGGCTACATGGCAAACAAGTAGATCGCTTTACTAGTTGGATTTTATATAACCAAACACAGCCAGCAGAAGTTGTGTTATAATATATTTTTAGTTAGTTAATTACAGAAAGTAAATTATGAAACTTACTACGTTGAGCTTATTATCGGCTGCAGTAATGTCGATTACCGCGTGTAATGATAGTAACAGCACACAAGACGCACTATCACTTAATAAGATAACTGACCTATCAGCAGTTGGCGTTTATGAATGCTCGAATATGCATGAATATAGTACGATTTACGACGACCCCAACAATTACCCCGACACTGACCACACTACAGTTGAATACGGTAAATTTACAGTAAGTCCGTCATTAAATAAAAGAATTGAATTTCAATACAAATATCGGAACTCTAGTAGTACACTGCATAATTTTGAATTTTATAATTCTGAAATAATCGGAGATCACCTTACAGCTAAAATTGTGAAAAACACAGATAACTGGTCTATTGTACATGTGTTTACTATAAACACAAAAACAGGTTCGTTTGTTGATACTGAAGAAGGTAATCGAAGAAAAAATGGTAAAATTGTGCCAAACACTACTGTGGTAATAGAATTAACAGGTGACTGTACGTAATAAAGTAATAATTAAAATTATAACACAGCCAGCAGAAGTTGTGTTATAATATATTTTTAGTTAGTTAATTACAGAAAGTAAATTATGTTTTTAGAAAACGGTGATGATGGTTTCCCTTACGTAACTCCATGGATTGTTGAAATGCAATTAGATGATGATGGCTATTATCATGGTGAGATAGTAGATGATGGCGATACAATTGTACACGTTAAGCATGGATTAATTCATAATGACTTTGGCCCAGCAATTGTATCAGCAAATGGACTTACTCAAATTTATTATCGCAATGGACTAAAACACAGACCAGATGGTGCTGCCGTAAAAACTACGCAAGTTGATGACTATGATCCAGGTGACGAAGATAGCGAAATCAAATACGAATACTGGCTTAATGGTAAACAAGTAGATGAATTAACTATTTGGTTGATGAAACGTCAAGTAATTTTTGCCTAATCATTTGCATACTGCTGGGCAGTATGTTATAATATATTTTTAGTTAGTTAATTAGTTATAGAAAGTAAATTATGAAGAATATTATTGCACCACTTGCGTTAGCTTTATTATCAACTGTAGCAGTTGCTGATGATGATTTTAAATTCTCACATGAGACGAATCAGATAACGGCTAATATCCTCGAATTTCGAATCCAGCAAGCAGAGACTCTTAAACAAATGGAGCAAAGTCAACAAGAACTCGATGAGAGGATGGCACGCCATTGGGAAGAGCAACGAAAAAATATTAATAAGCCTATCAAGAGAGTATCAAAACAAAAAGCAAACTCAAATTGTACTAACATCTCGGTATCAATTAAAGTAAATTGAATTATCTTCTACAGAAAGTAAATTATGAAACGTATTATTGCACCACTTGCGTTAGCTTTATTATCAACAGTAGCCATTGCTGATGATTCTAATAACATTCAAAAAAACTTTAATATTATACGCCAATATTTGCCTGAAACTAGTAGCTCAGTAGATAATTTACCTGCATGGAATAATATAAATTACAAAAATTTTGCTAAAAAAACTAAAGAGTTTGAGACCCAAGAAGATTGTATTATTGCTCGGGATTATGCAATGACTCAAGTAAACGGTAAACTCGTAATCAATATAGACGATTCGCGGTATTCAATTGTGCAAGCAGTACATAATAATATCGAAACTAGAATAATTTGTAAAATATATTATAAAGATTCTAATGTAGAAACACATATTCCAGTCAATTTTTATTTATATAAAACAACATTCGACATGATAAGATATGTCAAGCGCGAAGCCGAAATGGACTTTAAATTAGTTTATGAAACGGCAACTCGACGCTCTGATGATGAAATTCGTGAAATTAAAATGAAGAAAGTTCAAGAACAAGCAAATGCTCGAAAACAACACGAAGATGCTATTAAATCAAAAGTTGATAACATACTTAATCGTGAAACACTAGGCACTAGTTATAAATTATACGAACCTAAGAATTCGATTGTTGAAACACCAGATACAAGTTATAAATTATACGAACCTAAGAATTCGACTGTTGTGCAACCGACTTCTAGAGTTAGTTTACCTTACCACTTTTAATTAGCTATAGAAAGAAAAGCATTAGCCAAATTAAAACGACAGCAAGACGACGCTGATAAATAAATGTGCTAAAAGCAAGTTGTGGTGGAATGTTTCTCAACCCCCGGGTAATGGTGCTCGGGGGTTTCCTTTTATAAAGTCCACACAATGCAGTTGATAATGATCATTGCAATGGTAAGGATAAAAGCGTAAAGTAGTGATAAGTTATAATTGTTCATACTTTTATTTATGGTTGTAGAAGAAAGTAAAAAGTGTCCATATAATTCCACCTGCTAGTCCCACAATAGTTATTACTTTGGTTCCACCTGCAACATAACTATTGAACTGAGTCCACTTCGAGTTGCTGTCACTTGCCAGTGTACTTACTCGTTCAATAGCAACTACAGCACGATCAACTGAGCTGTTTAAATTTGTCACTGACGTAATAAGTGTATTGACTTCTCGATTTAATGTTGCCAAGTTTGACGTTACATCTTCCAATTTCTCAGCGTGATTTTCTACTTTTACTTCCAGTACGGCAAGTCTAGTGCCGAAGTTATCATTTTCCATTCTGTTCTCTCTATTATACTAATTCTGCTAAAAATGCACATTTTTCTAGTAATGCATATCCTACACCCGCCGCTGTAAATGCTATTCGATGATTTGACCCGTATTGATCCAATGCTGGAATAGATGCAGTAGCGTTTAATCTAGATCCGGCTGTTAAAATTACAGTTGGAGTAGTTCGCATTTCATTATAAAAGTGTATTGGTGTATTCATTGCTTGTGCGGCAGTATTAACATAACCACGAGTATTAGCATAGCAAATTTGATAGTAACGTTGACAGCGATGTAACTCAACTGCATACTCACGTTCTTCAAATGGAGTTGCCACTAACCCTTCTTCAAGTTGTAACCCTGTTATATAAAATGTAGCATTTAATGTACTTACCACACTTACGGCACCGGTAACACCGAATTTACTACCTGTTTCCCAAACATTAGCATTAGCAGTTGAATTAGTAGTACCCACACCCATACTGAATAATAATCTAAATCCAATCGTATTATCTTTAGTCCAAACTCCAGTAGTTGGTCCTGGAATAGTAACTTCTATTCGAGTCCAAGTATCAACATTGGGTAATGAGTATGTAAAGTTATATGCAACAGTTACTGCACTATTCCTTAATGATCCACTGAATGTACCAGCCAGACTACTACGTGCCCAAAAGCTAATAGTAATAGGTTTAGCATCGATAGTACCCCAAAGTAAATCAGCAATATTCATACCTTCTATCATTTGACCAAACATAAAATAATCACCGGCTAATAATGCATATGCACTTGATGATTTAAATCCTAAATATTTGGTAAACCCATCTGGTGTAGCTACCGCATTCATATTTTGTTGCAGTGTAAATTTGGCAGCAATAGTGCCATATGAAATAATTCTATCAACTGTAATATATTCGGCAGAAACTGTATTAGCAATAGATACAGCACCAGCAGTACGTTGATCAATAATCATATCACCATTAATAACACGATTACGTAATTTAGGGTACGAACGTGACACTTGCAATGTATTATCAGCAAATTTAACGCCTGTAGCAGTTAATTGTGTTGTCATTGCCAGTCCTTATGTTGTATAACGAGTTTTAATTTCTTCAACTTTAGCAAGCCATTCATCCATTGTTGCTTCGCCACGCTGTGCTTTAAAAAACAATGGGTCTGCTTCATTTTGATAATCGGCTAATCTCAATGCTGAGTAGTCAATAACTGGTACATCGGCTGGTTCTGGACTATTGCCCTCTGCAAGCCATTCTAAATATGCAACATAATCACTATTTGTTGTTGCTGGTGGGATAAAAGCATTGTCTGCTAATCTAAGTATGATATCCGAGTCTGTTAATAATTTATACATGTTAATTCCTTTATAGTTCGGCTAAAGCGGCTGCTTCGCCATATAATGAGTAGCAACCATTGCCTGCTGCCGTTGCTGTTAATTGGAGTCCTGCTCCATATTGTGTTATATTTACTGCTGACTTAGCAGTAAATCCTGCATCGGTTGCGGCTACAATAAATGTCACAGTTGGTACATCTCGCATAACAACGGGCCATAATAATGGTTGAACAAATGTTTGAGCTGCCGCACTTGCCCACATACGATTATTTGCCGCAGCCAATGAAAAATAACGTTGACACATCATTAGCACAATATTTGTATCGCGATGTTCGAATTCAGTTGCTGTTGGTGCTCGTTCAAGTTGTACTCCGGTAATAGCAAATATATTACCAATTGTATCTAAGCAGTTTACTTGATTGGCTGTAGCAAGTTTATTAAATGAAGTAGTCCATGCATTATTGCCATTATGAAAGTTAGTACCGGCAGCTAATACAAATCTTAAACGTAATCCGGTAGTATTATCTAAATTCCATATATACGAATTTGGTAATCCACCTGTAACAGTAATTGTTTTATATTCCCATGTATTGGCAGTATCGATTGTATATTCACGAATATATGATGCATCGAGTATTTGATTTTGAACAGCTACACAATGTATACCAGTTTTACTTGAGCGAACCCAAAAGCTAATAGTAAATGTTGAACTAATTAAATCACCAATTTCGAGTCCTTCTATTCGCTGTTCAATAATTGCATAATCAGTAGCCGCAATAGCCGCATCCGCTGTAGTAACTGCATATCGTAATGAGTTAATGAAATCAACAGGAGCATCAAGTTGTTGAGTTATAGTTGCGACAGCGGCAGTTGTATTTGTATAAATCCATCTATCTAATGAGTATGCACCCGATGCAATAGCCGGAAATGATGTACCTCGTTGTGATATCATCATATCACCATTAATAATTTTATTTTTAAATACTGGGTATTGAGCAGTTGTTTGCTCTGTATCATCATGAAACTTAACACCCGGTAATGTTAAACTAATACTCATAGTTCTGCCTCCGCTCTATATACTCCGCCTGCTTCGCCAGTTATACCTGCCGCTGTACTAATGACTGCATGTCGCATACCATATTGGTTAGCTCCTTGTGAACCTGTTGCGGCGGTTGCATTAGTCATAGTTCCTGCTACTCTTACAATAGTCGGAGTAGCTGTTCGCATGGGTCTACGCCATTTGATCCAGCATTCTAATACACCATTTGCAACCGACGAGTAACCTCTTAAATTACCAGCATTTATACTGTAATATCGTTCGCAGCGACTTAATTCAATTGGGTATGGGGTATCTTCTAAACTTGTTGCTCTTGATCCAAGTTCAAATTGCACACCGGTAAATCTAATATTAGCTCCAGTAGTATTTGATATTTTAATAGTACCTGCAACAGTATTATAATTACCAGTTGTCCATGCATTAGCTACAGGAGCTTCATATGTTGAACCTACTCCTAAGTCCCAAGAAATAACAATACCAGCATTTGTTGTTATATCCCAAACACCAGTTGTTGGACCAGGGATGGTAATTGTTTTATATTCCCATGTATTAGCCGCATTGATTATATAAGTAGCAACATAAACATCGGTACCTGCACTATTCCTAAATGACACAGCATATGTACCAGTTACTGATGATTTAACCCAAAATGATAATGTACAAGTTTCGGCCGTTGCAGTGCCCCACTGTAAATCGCCAGTATGTAATCCTTCAATTTGCTGACGGAAAAACATAACATCACCTGTTGCAGTTGCTCCGCCTGTTTCATTTGTAATACTGGCACAATGAGTTAATCCATATCCAGCCGGTACATCTGTTATTTGTTGAGCAGTTAATAATCCGCCATTAGTGCGTAAGTTTCTTACTACAAATCTATCAATAAAGTAACCATTTGTAGCACCTGTTGGAAATCCAGTAATTTGATAAGTGACTAAAGCACCTGCGTTTCGTTGATCGATTGCCATTCTTCCGTTAATAATACGATTACGACAATACGGGCTTGCGCCCGTGTATTGTATCGTACTATCTGGAAATACAATCCCATCTCCAGTAATACTTGTTGCCATTATTTGTTCTCCGCTAATTTATCAATTTTAGTATTTAGCTCTTTAATAGCTTCTACTACCAAGCCCATTAAGTTACCGTATGCTACTGACAAATATTCCGGACCTTCTAACACAGCTTCTGGAATTACTTTCTGTACATCTTGAGCAACAAGCCCAGTTTGACGTTCGCCATTATCTTTACGTGTATAAGTATAACCAGTTAATTGTTGTACCTTATCTAATGCACTTGTGATAACATTCAATTCTTCTTTTAATCGAATATCTGAGTAAGCAGTTACATTACCTACCATTGTTAAGTTACCGACTGAGTCAATACCACCTGTTTTAACTCCGGCACCAGTAAATGTTAATGCACCTTCTACTTCTGAGTATAAACCAGTACTTGTACCATTTGCACTAATTTTATATGCAGCATCGGCAGCACTACCTAAACCTGCTTTAAATTTAGCACCATTTACTGCACCTACTACTGTTAAACCAGTTGAGTCAATTGCGGCAGTTTTAACACCAGCATTTGTAAAGCTAATTGTACCATCTACTTCTGCATATAAACCAGTATTTGAACCAGCACTACCAACAACTACAGCTGGAGCAGATTCAGTACCTGCTGCCAATACAACTTTTCTCCAACGCAATGATGGGTGACCTAATGATTTTAAACCCGATTGTGCCAGTACTGGTGAAATATAATCTGGTGTAGTGATATATGTATCAACTCCACTCATTGTTGTATAAATGTAAGCACCATTACCAGTTCCATAAAAACCAGTTGCACCAAATTCACTACCAAAGTTAATTGATGGTTCAGTTGCACTTGAGTAGTAATCATTTAAGTAAATAGTTCTCCATCTGGCTGTAGCACTACCTAAATCGCGACCTAAGTTACCTACACTTGGGTCAGCACCGGGCATAACACCGTCAACTGTAATTGATGCTGACTTTGTATATATTAATGCTTCGCCATCTGGTGTAACGGGTGCAACGTTAACATCAATCGAACCTGTTTGTGCTACAGTATTCATTGTTACACGAACAGCACCACCACCACCAGCACCGACTGCACCATTTAACTGTGTACCTTGATTTAACTCACCAGCCGCTGCCGCTCTATCAAACTGTGTCAAATATACATTAGTATCTAATACCCAGGTATTAGTTGTGTTCTTTCTCAAGAAGCCATTCAATCCAGTTAAGCCAGCAATTGAAGTCAAATCGCCATCTAATGGTTGATATGCAGTTGAGTCAGTAACCCATGTATTATCACCAGTGCGTTTTAAAACACCATATGTAGTAATACCAGCAATTGCAGTTAAATCCGCATCTTTAGTTTGATAAAGTGATGCAGCCGCAGTAGTTGACAAATATGTATTTGTATCAAGTGTCCAGTTACCAGATACTTTCTTTAACAAGCCATTATCACCAGTACCAATAATTTGATATAACTGAGCATTTTCTGGTTGATAAATTGTTTCATCAATGTAATAAGTTTGTAAGCCGTTCTTACGAATATTTCCAATTTGTCCACCTAATCCAGCAAATGCAGTAAGTTCTGGGCTAACTGGTTGAAATAAACTTGCATCACTTGATAACAGGTATGATTCATCTTCTACTGTAAACGTATTTGAACCAATCTTCTTAATATACCCAACATTGAGTGTATTTGCAGTTGATGCAAAGTTAGTTAAGCCAGTATTTAATGGTTGATATGCAGTAGTATCTAATACAAAAGTACCAGCACCAGTCTTACGTAATACACCACTTGTACCTGTAAGTGCCGCAATGCTTGTTAAGTCTGGGTCTAATGGTTGGAAACCAGCAGTATTAAGTGCCCAATTGCCATCACTTACTTTAGTTAATACACCTGCTGTATTAGCAAGTCCATCAATTGCAGTTAAATCACTTGATAGTGGTTGATAAGTTGTTGATGCTGAACTTGTTGTGAGATAAGTGGAATTATCAACAACATATACACCATCGCTTACCTTTTTAACAAAACCTGGACTATTAGCTAAGTTTGAAATTGCAGTCAAGTCTGAATCAAGTGGTTGTAAATTATCAATTGACGCACTAGTCAAATATGTGCTAGTGTCTAATACAAATGTACCTGCACCTGTTTTGCGTAAAATACCACTTGTACCTGCCAATCCAGCAATACTTGTTAAGTCACTATCTAATGGTTGATATCCGGCTGCTACAGAACTTGTAGTAGCATATCCAGCTGATGCGTGATTACCCCAACCGTATGCACTATTCCAGTTGCCAATATTTGTATTAGTGATTGTATAACTTGGACTTGCCACAAACACTGGGTCAGTTTCAGTATAACTTGTTAAGTATGCATTGGTATCTAATGTCCAAGTTCCGCCAGTACGTCTAGCAATACCTGCACCTGATAATGCAGCCAATCCTGTTAAATCACTATCGAGTGGTTGATAAGCAGCACCTACAGCCGAGAGTGTTGTAAAGTTAGTATCATTTGTAAACTGACTTAATTGTGTTGGCTTACCAGTTAAATCTGCATATACACCGCTTGTAGCAACAGGTGCTAATGTTGGGGCAGTATAACTAACTGTACCGGTTACATTATCATAAGTTAAGCTACCACTTGCATTAATGCTTTCACGTGCTCTTGCAATAGTAAAATACTTATTAACTGAACCTTCAGCAACTGCATCAGTATTTGAAACAGTGGCAGTGATTGCTTTGTAAACGCCATCATCCCATCTATAAGCTAAGTTGCTATCATCAACAATATAAAGTCTATTGATAACACCTTCTACTGGTAATAATGAATATGAACCGACTGTTACAACATTTTCTAAACTATCTGGTAATTGTGTTAATGGTACTTGTCCAGTTGAATCTAAACTAGCAACACCGTTAATTGCACCTTTTTGTGTTGGGTTAATCGGAGTATAACCAAGAGCATCTGTTACCTGTGTACTGTTAATACCAGTTAAGTAAACACTTGTGCTATCGATAACATATTGTCCGCCACTACGTTTAACAAACCCATTATCACTTAAGCCGGCTAATGTGGTTAGATCCGCATCTTTTGCTTGATAATTTGTGTTAGCAGTTGCGGCAGTAATGTATCCGCTATCATTAGCAAACTCACTTAATGCTGTAGGGGTATTTGATAAATCTGCATAGTCACCCGATGTTGCAACTGTTGCAAAACTTGGTTTACCACTTACACTTGCCCATGGGATAGAACTATCAGTAGTCCATACAGAACCAGCTGATCTTCTTGCATAGCCTTCTGTTGTTAATGCGGCGATTGCATCTAAGTCACTATCTTTAGCTTGATATGTTGCATTTGCAGTTGATGAAGTAATAAAACCACTATCATTTGAAAATTGACTTAATGCAGTCGGTCTACCACTAACATTAGTCCATGCAACAGAGTTAGCTACCAATGCAACAGCAACAGTACCGGCTGCAGTAATATAACCATCTGGATTGGCAGCCGAATATGGGGTATATCCTAATGCTGAAGTAATTTGTCCGCTTGTGATACCAGTTAAGTAAGTTGATGTATCTAATACCCAAACTCCACCTGTACGTTTAGCAAGACCACTACCAGCTAATCCAGCTAATCCAGTTAAATCTGCATCAAGTGGTTGATAACCTGCTGCCACAGCACTTGCAGTAGTATAGCCAGCATCGTTAGTAAGTTGACTTACGTTAGTTGCGGGACTTGTAGCCTTCCATAAACTTGTGGCTGATTCATAAGTTAAAACTTGTCCATTGGTTGTACCGTTTAACGAAACGTTATGTAGTTCTTCTAACTCATATCCGTTTGCAATTCGTACTTCAATAATACCATTATTTTGATGTGCATAAACAACAGTACCGATTGATACAATATGGTTGGGTGCGCTTGGTTTAGTAGTAGTAAATCCACCCGCTACAGTTGGGCTCAAATACAGTGTAGCACCAGTTGCCAATCCATTAGTATTAACATTAGTTAATTCACCTACAACGATAACTGTACCAGTACCATTATTATTAATAGTACCAGAAACAATACCATATGTTTTAGTTGAAGTTGATTCAGCATTAGCCTGTGCACGAGTAATTACAGGTTGTGATCCTTGCGCAGTGCTAATGTAAACTACAGTACCCGGAGTCATTGGTGTACCACTATTATTACGACATGTTGAAAATAATGTTCTTGCTTGATTAGCAAATACCACACTCAAATCGCGAGTAGTTGTACCAGTTACTGCAATGCTGCCATTTGTACTGGTAATTGATTGTACGGCAGTATCCGCTTTAGCACCTTGAGCCGCAGTTGCAAATACAGTTGCATCAACTAATGCGGCTGTACCTAATACTGGCTTACCTGTTAAGTCTGAGTATAATCCACTTGTTGCTACTGGTGCAAGTGATGGCTTACCTGTTAAGTCTGAGTATAATCCACTTGTTGCTACTGGTGCTAATACTGGAGTATTTGACAAATCCGCATAATCACCTGACGTTGCTACTGGTGCTAATACTGGAGTATTTGACAAATCCGCATAATCACCTGACGTTGCTACTGGTGCTAATACTGGAGTATTTGACAAATCCGCATAATCACCTGACGTTGCTACTGGTGCTAATACTGGAGTATTTGACAAATCCGCATAATCACCTGACGTTGCTACATCGGCTAATACTGGTGGGTTTGTGATTTTAGTATAATCTAAATTGGTAATATTAGCACCGTTACCTGCAAATGTTGCATTTACGATAGTGGCGTTAATAGTTGTACCGGTTAGTGTACCAGTTGTTTTATTATAAGTTACAGTGCTTGCGCCGCCTAAGGTGCCATCATCATTAAACTGTACTTGAGTGTTTGCACCACCTGGAGCTGATATACCACCGCCACCACCACCGCCTGTGATCTGATTGATAGTGATACCATTGCTTAAAGTTGCGGAGATATTATTTTCCGATACAAGACTTGCTGATATTTGTGAACTTGGTGTTAATGTCGAATTAATTTGATCGACTGCATTTAAATTTGGCATAATTGATCCTTAAACTATGATACCATCGGTGATTAACGAGATTGCCATTCGTTGTTTCTTAACCTGTTGTGGAGTTACCCCATCTGTACTGGGCATAGTTACTGAAAAGTAGCCAGTTAACATCAGTACTTGATCATCGTCAAGTTCTGGGATTGGTTCAATAACACCAATTTGTGTAGCAGTTAACGACAATCTTACCTGACCTAAAATTAACGAACGACCTGGTACGGTTGTAAGAACGCTGCCAGTTACCACAGGAGCATCAACTTCGGCTATTGCAGTGATATCGAGCCCATTACGGCCATCTACAACCGTAGCAATACGTGGTGCAAATTTAAACTCAAGAGTATTACCTGTTAAGTTAATTGGGCTTTCTAATGTGCGATTTATGAATGACGTACCAATTGCAGTATCAAGTGTGAGTACTTGTCCGCTAATTGCAGTGATTGTGAGATATGTTGTGGTTCCGGTAACTAAGATTTTAGAATTTACGCTAACAACTGATACATTACCGGTAACTGTGATTGTGTTTGAATTTACGGACTGTATTTTAAGTCCATTTGGGTATGAGAACGTAACGTCCCAATATTGTGATTCACCGTATGTTAGTTCATCGATAATCACATTTTTGTCTACTCCGCCCAGCTGAACTAAGCTGGCATTTGTCCAACGCGCCATTGCATTTCCTTTTTCAAAAGTGGGCATCGAACCGTCAACGCCCTACAATTATTTATCTAAAAACAATAGCAATTTTGAGTTATAGTAATGGTAAAGTCGGCCAAACTATTTGGAATGGGTCACTCTGATTAGTAATATCGCGAAGAGCATTACGATAAGCTACCCATTCAGCAGGTATGCTACCCGTTTGATCGAGATATCTCATGCTGACCCAGTCAGTATCAGCTAGTCGTTTATCACGTTCGCGACGCACAACAAACCACTCTACACGATCTTTTTCTTCTTGTGAACGACTATCGATACGACCTGGCTTGATTAATCGAGTCTCGACATCTACATGAATATCAAAGTTGTCGCTCAAATACGGGAGGAACCCCTCCCCCGCTTGTGTGTTTAATTGAATGGTTTCAAGATTTGTATTAAGTGTTCTTAATACTTCACCTGTTGTGGCGTTATAAATTATATACTTCATTTGTTATACTTCCCTACGTTTGATACTAACTGTTTTAGTCGGAGTTGCCGCTAAGGTTATTGAATTGGTTGTGCTTAACTTATCAGCCCCAGTCTTACTTAGCGCCACTACTGCAAACACTGGACTTTCCTTCTTGGCTAATACAATTGATGCATTAACTAAATCATTACCGATTGCTAAGTTACCAGAATTGGCTACTAATGCATATGTCCATGTTGCTACTGTTGGGTCCACTTCGGCTAAAATACGCCATGTGCCTAATCCGGGATTAATCTCAGTTTGATTTTCGTATCGATACAAATATGAATTGATACCACCAGCAATAATAACCGATGTAGTTGGATTACCTGCAATGCATGACCATGCACGTTGACCACTACTTATATTGTATGACCAGTTAGCACCCGAATCTTTTGAGCTGTAAACATACCCACCGAAATCGGTTGCATACATTATACTACCAGCGTTGTTAATCCAGCTGGCAGTCCATAATCTTGAACCAGCCGCAGTTTTAGCAGACCATGTTGCTCCAGTATTTGTGGTAACGTAAATAATACCGCCAGTGTCAGTCGGGCCTTGTGAGGTTGCAATACATTTATCACCAGATTGATTACACGCAATGCTAGTCCATTTATAAGTACCAGCAGCCGAGTTATAAACCCATGTAACACCACTGTTAGTTGAAATATACAAATACCCTAATTGTGTGGCTGTGTCAATACGATAAGCGTACATGATTGTACCATTTGAGTTCATGCATACTCGTTGCCAGTTATAAGCAGAAGTAAAACGTTTGGTCCATGTAGCACCCGAGTTTGAACTAGTAAACACAGTTCCAGAACCAGGGCATGTTACTGCTAATGTTGTGCCGTTTACCGAACTAGCAATATCCGAGTAGTTAGTATATGATGTGCTGATTACAGTAGTTGTAAAACTTGTACCACCATTTATGCTACGATATACAGCATTTGTATCGGCTGTGACTGCTGATATAATTAAACCATTATCACTAATAGTAGCACCAGTCCATGCACGTTGTCCACTGGCAGTTAGCTCAGTCCATGTTAAGCCAGCGTCAACTGATTTATACAAATAATCATTAATAAATGTTGTTGCTTCTGTAGTTGGCACTGCTACCATTTTCATACCATCGGTTGATACTGCAATCTTCTTCCAGTCATGAAACTTAGTTGAGTATGGACTAGTCCATGGGTCAATTTTATACAATACAGCTAACCTAGTTGTTTCAGTACCACTAAAATCCTTCCATGTAAAGTCAGTAATACCAGACCAATTTTTTAACTCAATGTCATATGTGATAGTTTCGCTCGGTGGAGCATCAGCATTTAATGTTGGTATTGTGGCCGAATACAATTCCTGATAGCTGTGTGTGCCAGTACCCGCACTTGTAATCCAGTTGTGATTCCATATTAAACTCAATCCACCTGGTAACAATCCACTTGTATCATCAGTTTGACCAATTGGATTCCATTTAAATGATAATATCTCTTGTGAGTATGGGCTCTTTCTTACAGTTCCTAATGCTCGAACTTTAATATAATAAACCATTCCATCAAGATTGCCTGGTAATGTACTTACTAATATCGAGACTGTTTCCTCAGCTTCATATGTGGGAGTTAACTTTGGTTGCTGTGTCATCAGCAATTTAAAGTTGGCTGCGGCTAGTTGAGTTGATGATAATCCAGTTGGAGCTTCGTAGTACCATAGTTCAAGAGCTGTGGTAATACCGATAGTTGGTGTAACTGCATTGACAATAAAATGTGGTACAACACTGGCTTCACTTGAATCACTAACATTTAATAATTTAGGGTAATCGAAAATGTTTGGGTTCTTGAGAGCAGTATTATCTTTTGGTAAAAATGAGTTAATATCAATAAACTCAAATATATCATTATTGTACTCGAATGCGGCAATCTGGACACCTAACGATCCTTCGGCACTTTTCTCTTCTCTAATTTCAGTCACTCTAAATAATTTACCATCCGGTAGTACATCACTGGTCCATCCGTATTGTTTGTGGTAAATGCGGACAATATCTCCAGCTTCGAGTTGTATACCTGAATGTTCGAGTTTGACAGTAATAACTAAATCTTCACGACTTTGTGCTAATCGACGTTTGCCGATAAACAATGCTTGTCCGGCGTTAGTGGCGAACGGCACTTGTACGGTCAACTGATTTTCTGGCTCATTGGCACTTAGTAATGACGAGTTAACTGATAAGTATTCCATACTTGTCGAGTATCGTGTATCTGAGTTAATGTACTGTACTTCGGCTTTATTATAAGTGGCATTTAAGTCAATTGGTTGTATACTTAACCCACCCACTGCATGCATTACCTTCTTACCAGTTATGCTCATAGTGCCTATATCTTCGTATTGTGTATCACATAAAATAATTGGTAAATCATTAATAGTTAAACCAGCTTGTGTGTAACTTTGATTAACTACTACGGCCCATTTGGCTACACGTTCGTCCCATCTAAGCCATGAGTCACAACACTTGGCTAATAATAATAAGTTATCCCAGTTTGTTTTAGTAGTGTCCACTGATCCATTAATTTCAAAACGTGGGCCAGTAACTGCCGTTGTCACTCCATCTTGATTGGTTTTATTATAAGTGATAGTTTTAGCTGAGTATGTGTTAAGTCTTGAAAATGACGGAGTATCAACTAATGACGTTGATAAACCACAGCCATATCGTGCATTAGTTAAGTAATCATATATGACATTACCAGGTTGTCTGTTGGAGTTGTTTACATAAAAACTCAGTTCTTGCAAGCCAGTTAATCCGATCTCTTGATCATACTTGACTCGAACAATCGCAAATGCACATCTGTGCATGGCATAATCAGTTGTATTGGTCCACGGGATCGACTCAGGGTCAATATTTGGACTATCTAACACTTGAGCTGCATTGGGAGCACCATACTGACCTGACTCTGATCCATCATTATATAACCATACTTGTATTTTGCTATCATACTTGTCATCGGCTTGACCACCATTATAGTCGTCAACTAACCGATCACACATGGTATAATCATCGCCCTTAAATTGAATACGTTTATCACCCCAGTAAACTAATGGCCTACCATTACGACCCGACGCAGTACTAGGATCAGTAAAACTAATTGAATTACCAGCAGACGGAGCTTCTGATAAAGCGCATACATAAAACATTGTTTTTTGATCTTTCGAAATCTTAGCATCAACAATAATGGGTTTAACCAGTGTTGCACCATAAACAACTGGCAGTTTATTAGTAGTGCCTGGTGATAATTGCTGACGTGATCCTAATTGAAATCCCACATCAACACTTGCATAACTCATCGACTCGGCTTGTGCAGGAGTTGCTCCCGCATCATCACCTGGTACTGGTTGATCAGTAAACAAGGCCGCGACAACATAATTTACCGCAATATTTACTGCGGCTGCGATTAAATATTTTCCGACTGTGGTGGCCGCAATGGTAGTAACCACTGCAACAATGGCTGTGAAGATAGGCATGTTACACTACTCCCTTCATTTGTTTTTGTTTATCTTTATTCATTTTATTATCCTTATTGAAACCATGTGGTCTCGGCTTCGTTGTAACCCCAGCGGCTATAATCAAGTTTTAGTTTGGCAGTATGACTAATCGTATAATGCACAACTCTACCCGAGTCTTTCCATTCATCGCCCACTTCTGTGTACTTTTTAATTAGTCTACCAC